GCAAGTATTTTACTCTTGTAATTTGCGCTAGACTCTTTGTCTTTTTGTACCAATTCTGATCTTTAGCTTTTCTTCCCGTTGTTAATACTATTAAAACAGAATGTCTGCTGAACAAGTACAAACACCGGTTAATTTTGTGCTGCAGGCTCCCGCAGGAGCGTTCGCAGCTCCCCCACCAGCGGAAAGCCACTGGCTGGTGCGGGCTTATAAAAGGCTAGGTAGCCTTTGGCCATTATTCTTGGCTTCCTGGTGGTTCAGTATTCCAAACCTAATGCAAGTATTAGTTGGAGCCTACTTTGATAAGTTGGGCTGGCTCGTAGACTTGTATGGGAGGGTGGAATACAGTGCCGACAAAGGGATACAATATGTGGTCGATTATCGGTTGCCACTCATACTTGGCACGTGCACAACGTTAATTTGGGCATGTGCCACTGCTATGATGTGGAAATGGATGAACGACGACGTAAAGGACACCATTGATAGGGAAGTGCAAGTTAGACTTCTTCAAGAAGGGTTGGCCAAGCAGGCTGCGACGCAGACCGTAACCGACCCGGTCGAGTTCACACCCGAGAAGGTCAAACCGAGCTCCATTTTGATTAAACCTGAAAGACCAACTTTCCAGGCAGCCATTTATGGCGAATTGAATGGAGCTTGGGTAAGGTCAGGCCAAGCTTTTAAAGTCCGGCACCAGCTCATAACGGCGTACCATGTTGTTGAGTCCTTTCAGAGGTTGCGTTTAGTGACTTCTTCAGGAGAAATCGATATGGCGAGCGAGCGATTCCGCTGGGTAGAAGGCGACGTAGCGTTTTGCCTGCTTACGCCCCAAGAGAACCAAATTTTGGCTCTCACTGAGGCTAAGCTAGCAAACCACGAGTTTGCTTCGAATTCCGGTTTAATCGTTAAAGCTACCGGTTTCAATAATTCAAGTTATGGATTCTTAAAAGAGTACCCTGCTTTTGGATATGTTGAATACGCAGGTTCAACAGTACCAGGTTTCTCCGGCTGCCCTTATGTTGTAGGCCCAAAAGTCTACGGAATGCATTTGGGAGGCGGCGTGGAGAATCTTGGGCTGAATGGCGCGTATTTGGATATGCTAGTCCGGCGAAAGGACGAAAGCAGTGAGGACTATCTGTTTGGACAGATTGAGAAACATGAAAAGTACGATTATCAGCAATCACCGTACGACCCAGATGAGTTTAGGCTCAGAATAGGCGGAAAGTATTACTTAATCGACGCTGACATGTTGCACAGTCTGGAGACCAGACAGAAAGGAGCTGGCTCTAATAAGGTAATGTTCAAAGACTTGGAATATGACGCTGAAGCTTACGAATATCCGACGGAAGAGGAGCACATACCCGTTTACAAACCGAAGGAGATACCAAAGATCGATGATGAAATCGGCAAAGTCTCGAAAGAGATTGCCGGTCTCATCAAAGAGATTTCGGAAAACAGAAATGCCCCGACTGCATCGAAACCAGTCGGGGCTGCTGGCCCTCGGAAACAACCGGTAAGTGCACAAAAGCAAGCAGTTGCACGCCCGAAAGGCACCACATCATCGAGCCCGAAGGTCTCGGTTACGGATGGCCCAGAGTTGACGCCTGTGCAGCGCTCTCAAGTTTTGCAAGACATTGCAAAATCTTTGAGGACGCTAAGAGCAGAACAACCCCGCCTACAACAAGCGATATCGAAGAAATCGTCGAAATCGCCTCAGGCAGCTTCGCAAATTGGAAGACTGATATCTCTCAATACGGAACTGCAGAGGATTATTTCGGAGTTTGGTTTGATGACGCCGTTGCCAACCTCGACCGAGACTCGAGCACGGGATGTGGCTTCTACCAGCGTTTCACCACCATAGGGGACGCGTTAGGCTGGAATGGGGTGAGCTATTCACCAGAAAAGATCGAAGAGCTTCGGGCTCTAGTTTGGCTTAGACTCCAATCTTTGTTAACTGATAGACCATCAGCTGACAATATTAGAGTGTTTGTCAAGCCTGAGCCTCATAAACAACAGAAGCTCGACGAAGGAAGGTACAGGCTGATCAGTGCTGTCAGCCTTATAGACACAATGGTAGACCGAGTGTTATTCGGGTGGTTGGCGCAAGCCGCGCTCAGTAACGTCGGTAAAACTCCTTGTGCTGTAGGGTGGGCTCCAGTTAAGAGTGGCTGGCGCGTGGTCAGGCATAGATTTCCTAAATCTATATGCCTGGACAAAAGCGCTTGGGACTGGACTGTTCAGCCCTGGTTGATAACAGCCTATCACCGATTCGTTAATGAGTTGGCTTTAGAGGCACCGGATTGGTGGCGAAAAGCGGTACATTCCCGTTTTACGCTACTATTCCGAGCAGCTAAATTCCAATTCAGAAACGGAACAGTGATAGCTCAACCGGAAGTCGGGGTCATGAAGTCTGGATGTTATCTGACCCTATTGTTAAACAGCGTGGGACAAGTGTTGGCTCACATAGCAGCAAAGTTGCGGCTAGGTGAAGATCCTTACGAGTCCCTCCCGTTTGCAATGGGGGATGACACCGTCCAGTCGCCGCGAGGTATTCATGATCTCGAGAGCTACGTAAGGGAGCTGGAGAAGCTTGGTTGTAAGGTCAAGGGAGCGGTAGTACGCCCCGATGTAGAGTTTGCAGGCTTCCAGATGACCGACAGGCGTTGCGTACCAGCTTATAGGAAGAAACATTTGTATAAGCTGGAGTACGCCACAGACCTGCCTGCTTATCTTAGAAGCATGCAGCTCTTGTATGGGCATGACCATACAATGTTTAGCTTCTTCCACAACGTAGCTGCGAGGAAGTGCCCCGAAGCCGCGATCTCCACCTCAACAGCGATGATGTTCATGGGTTAGACATAATAGTCTTCATGATTCGCTGACAGGTGGTCGTTGCGGTTAGGGATGAGAGGGGAGAT